GTTGCTGCTGCCCCTAACACCTATGCCTATGTATTGGTAGCTGATGCTGGCAATGTTGTTGGCAACTATGCCCCTGGTGTTATGCAGCACTCTTCTACTTTGAATGATGCTGTCCTTCAAAATGCTGCGTATGCCGCCGCCAACTCATCTACCACTATTCTTCGTGACATGGGCAAGACTGTTCGCGCCCCTGTTGGCAGCGCCACTGGTCCTGTTGGATATTTCCGTCAAGTTCAGCTTCTTAACCCTTCTGTAGGTGTTATTGGCGCTGTTGCCAATAACTTCTTGACCTTTTATGTACCAGTCGTAATTGATGGCGTAAGCTCAGTACCTGCTGCTTGCGGCGCTCTTCAGCCTGTTAATGGTCAGATGTAAAGTGTTATGTATTAATTATAAAAAAGTAAATTATACTAGATCCTATATAATATAATTTACATAAATGTTAATAATCCTTTCATAAAATAATCACAAGATAATAGAAATATGAATATCTATCTTATAATATATGTTATTGTGAGCATAGCAGTTGTTGCAGGAGGTACCATGAAACTATATGATACTAATACTATTGGTGCTCTTCTATTCTTTGTTGGAAGTGGATTTGTATGCGGCCTCTATGGATTACGATGGTTTGGTTCAGCCAAATCACTTCTCTCTCAAACTCCGGTCGAGTGGCCTCCTAGTATGAATACATGTCCTGACTATTTGACCTACTTTGAAGTAATGGATGGTGTTGCTAAGAGAAAAACATGTATTGATACAATTGGTGTATCAAAAAATGGACAAGTAAAGGTGTTTCCATCACAAGGAAACCCTCCACAATATAGTGCAGATTCACCCTATTATTTCTCTATTGATACAACTCAAACTGATCCTATTAAGATAAAAATGGAACAATGTAATAATGCAATCCTACGAGGATTAACATGGGAAGGAATTACAAATGGAGAAGCATGCATAGATCCATCAGGTGGCACTAGAGCACCAAGTGATCCCAATTCTAAATCATGTCCTCAATAAGTGCGTCTGGAATTCTATAAAAAGATCTACGACAAGAGTGTGAAGAAAACTTCACATACTCGCATCCATAGTTTAGTGGTAGAATGGCTCCCTTCCAAGGAGTCGATACGGGTTCGATTCCCGTTGGATGCATAGTGCATTTTATTTTTAAATAGATTATCTATATAAAAATAATATGAGATATACGAGAAATACGAGAAATACGAGAAATATGCGCATGTAAAGAAACACTAAATTATACTATACAGTATGGTTCGTACAAGCTTACCTGAAAAAGAAACAGCATGTCTTCATCCTGAAATTGAAGAAGCTATGATTAAATGGTTACTATCAAGAACTCATCCCGCATTTCTTCTTATTGGTCCGCCTGGTGTTGGAAAAACAACAATGGTATATCGTGTATGCAAAGCACATATGTATTGGATTCAAGAGTTTAATGCAAGCCATACACGTACTGGATCTAGTTTTCGTCAAACAATTATGCCTTTATTAACAGAAACTGGTGTGAGTAAATGGATTCACCCATCAACACCTAATGGTCGTGCAATTTTACTAGATGAAATGGATGGGTTGTCTCAAGGTGAAAAAGGTGGGCTTCAAGAACTACTTGATTATTTGAAATCAAAACGTAATTTCTCGGATGATTACCCTTTATTTCTGATTTGTAATATTTTAGAAGGACGAATTATGCAACAACTTCTTAAATATTGCTGTGTTCATTTTGTAAATATGCCTAAAAAGGATAAACTTGTAGAATACTTCAAAAAGGATATTCCTGAGTCTCTGTATTTAATGGGTGATATTCGTAAAGTATCACAAAGCTTAATTTATTGTGATCGATCCAATAATAACATACAAGGTAAGGAAGAAAGTATGGATAAAAATATACATGTTGCAATTCGTGCAGCATGGTTCACATTATTTGAAAATTGGAGTGAAAATGATGAACTAGATTTGGAAACAAAAGATGCAAATCTTGCAGGACTTCTTTTTCATCAAAATCTACCACTCTATCTTGAAAATGCACCTTTTGAAGTATATGAAGAAATATTGGATTATTTACGATGGAGTGATCGTGCAGATTTTTGGGCATTTTTTCATCAGTGTTGGAATTTACTTCCACTATCATATCGTTTAAAACTAAAATATCCTAATTTATATTTACAACATTATAAAAAACCAACTACTATTCCAGAACCAGCCGAATTACAATATACAATGGTATTAACAAAACAATCTGCTTTATTTAATGCATGGAAAGAAATGAATAGAGTTGCAAATGAACATTCCATTCCTTTTCGCTGTGTTACACAATGGGCAACTCATCAATCTGGTAAAATTTTTGATACACTAGGTGTTAAGATTGAATCTCTGAATTTAAATAAAGTATCTTTAGAGGAACCGTCCGCCCTATCCGTTGCGCCGAATGGATCAAAACCTGCTTCAACTCGTAAGAAGGTTGTTCGTGGTAAAAAATCAGATGCGAAATAGATGGCAATGATACACCTCGTAATAGATCTATATTTGATACAAATAACACATTTGTTACACCATCTTTTATATTTTTAATTGTTTTTATTAGTGAAAATAAATTACTCTCTATTCGCTCGGCTTTTAATCCTATTTTTGAAATTTCTTCAAAAAGCTGATAAAAAATATTATCAAATGATGAATAAACAATAAACGTGGCATTTTTTATTGTTTTACATAAATCCAAAAATACCTCTATTTTATTTTTGGATAATAATATTTTCTCTCCAGATAATTGTGATAAACAATACATTTTTTGTATATTTATTACTTCTCTACACATAGGGCATTTAAAATTAATTAATGTATTTTTTAATAAACATTTACCACAATATATATTGTGACAGCAATTAATAATTGTAGGATACTCACATGTCTCTAAACATATTACACATTCATTCTCTTCTGATTTTCTCTTGATTAATGCATGTTTTGTATGTAGTTGATTCTTTAGATAGTCTGACACAGATGTAAATTCTATTCCAAGTGCCTGGAATAAATAAGGAATTTTAGATGAATTTATATTCATTTTCATATTTTTAGCTAAATAATAACTAGTTAATGAGTTTAATGTAATATTTGGACGACATTGAAATGTTTCATACGTCATTGAAGGTAATTGAATACTTGACTGTATTTCACTTGTGCTATTTCGTAATACAATACATCCTCTATTTTTATGAAAAAAAGGTAAATATTCTTTTAAAAAAGTTGAGGATACTAATTCTCCCTTATAGTGTGAGGTAATATTATCTAATATCCATTCTTCCAAATCTGAATGAATATCTATTTGTTCCTTTAGAAAAAATAGGTTACTTTTATTTATATTTGGATTTTTAAATAATAATGGAATCCAGTTATTTGTAATAAGCCATAAAAACTGAAACTGAAGATGTGGGTCAGATGAATTTATATAGATTGACGATGCTTCATCAATAAAAATATTATTCCAGTGAATAGCATTCAGTTTTGCAAATTCCTGAACAAATTTATAACATTTATTTGTTGTTAATACAAAATGACTTGAAATTATTCTTTCAACTAAATCATTTCCTTTAATATTACGCTTTGTTTCAATTGGAACATACTTCATACTTGTATGCTGTTCAATCTCTTGCTTCCATTGTCCAAATATACTATGTGGTACAATAACTAAATTTGCAGATGTTGCAGGAGATATATTATAAATATCATGTGAAAAAAAATACTTAGATGAATGATTTGTTAATTCAGATGTAATTGTTGTAATTTCATGCGATGCTAAATATGCACATATACTCAGTGTTTTACCTGATCCTGCTGGATCTCCTATAATTCCTATTTTACCATTAATTGCCTGATTTTCTATCATAAATCCACGAAGCATTTTATCCTTAAATGCATGCATACCTTGTACAAGAGTAGATTGATGCGGATATAATACAGTTTTAATTAAAGGGGAAGTAGTATGACCTTTTTTAGACAATGTATTATTATATACATTATTTAATACAACCAATTTTTCATATTCAAAATTTTCACTCATCTCTACTAAGTATTACGTAAATCTTGCGTACAAAGCTTTAGGTTATACTTTATTATTTTATTACAATCCTGTGTAGAAGGAAAGGATCTCTTTTTCTTTTACTAAATCCTTTAATGAATATACTGAAGTTCGCATTTTTTCTTTTGCATTATCATTTAGAATAGAATGCGTTTCTCTTAGATCATTTTTATCTACAGTATTGTCCGTATGACAAATTACAACAATTGTTTTTTTAGGATCCAATTGAATCATCGGATATTTATAATTATCTAAAAAAGATACTTCTTCTGCTTTTGTAACATATACATCATATTTATGTTTATCTGCATATCTCTTTCTCCATGCCATTGTACCATTTGTAGCATGATTTGAATGATATGGTCCAATACTATATACTTTTTTCGTATCCGTGTAGTACATAAACATTTCAGATGCACCCGCCAAATCTACACGCGGATATTTTTCAAACATTTCTACTACTGTTGAAACCCTATCTTTCGGATAATAATCATCATCATCCATTGATACAATAATTTGACCCTTTGCCTCCTTATTTAATAAATTACGTTTCTCTCCAATATTCATTTTTTCATCCTTATAAATATATCTAATATTTGGAATAGTTTTAGATGCTTCCATAAATAAATCCTCTACACTGTCTTTTCCATCATCAATAATAATCCACTCCATTTTTTCCTTTGGGTAGCTTTGATTCTTATAAACAGAAATCAAAGTTGATATAAATGGACGTCTATTATATGTTGGTGTAACAACAGATACTTCTATACTCATTTCTTTATATACATATGATATGGTTTAAACTGTGATTATTCTTTTTCAGGTTCAGCAGGTGGAGCGGATGGTTTAGTTGCAGATTCATTCACAGGGCTAGTTATAGATTTATTCACAGGGCTAGCTGTAGATTCAACAGATTCAACAGGTTCAATAGGACCAGGATTAAAAAATTCTTGAGGGCTAGCCTTTGCTGATGCATTCGCTGATGCATTCGATATAGGAGCAGGGCCAGGAGCAAATAATTTTTTAGATGTGTTAGAATCTTTTATAGCTGGATTTGCAGCTTCTATAGCTGGATTTGCAGCTTCAGCAGGGCCAGGAGCAAAAAATTCTTGAGGTTTTTTAGGTTCTTTAGATTCTTTAAGAGCATTAGAAGCATTAGATGCATTAGGATTATTAGGATTATTAGAAATAGATGAATTTTCTGCGTTATATTTTAACAGTCTCTCTTTTTCACTATTTGTACGATCTGCTTCTTTCTTTGATAATAATTCTATTCTATTTATAATTTTTGTGTTTTTTATTGTAGGCGGCAAAGATGAGTTTAATTGTGGATTAGCTTTTCTCAAATCATCTGCCTTTTTTAAATCCTTTTCCATCTGTATATCTTCCTCTGTTTTAGGAGGAGGAGCATGCAATATAGCAGTATAATTTGTAACTTTCTTATAATTCTCTGAAAATTCAGGGCGCGATCCTACTTCCTTTAAATAGGGAAATGATTCATTTAAATCCTTTGAATATTTATCCATTATTTCTTTTAATTTGTCTAGCTCTTCTTTCTCACCCCCATATGAAAAGAATACACCATTTAATGGATAATCTGGACGACTTACAGTAAGAGGCAGCATTGCAAAGATATAAGGTTTCCAATTCATTTTTGGATTCTCTGTATAATTATTATTATAATATGCATATACTGCAAATAATATATAATATATATAAAACATTGCTGCTATTGTAACAAAATTCGCACAAATTCCAAATACAAATGCAAAAAATATAAAACGTATTATTGGTGAATACATCATCATTTCATTTGCAACAAAAATTGCAATAGGAAGTGGAATAATAAGATATTGAAATACATATAAAATACTTTTTACCCAACTAGGAGCATCTTGTGCTCCAAATAATTGTATAAGATCAATCTTTGAGCTTGTTGTATCAGATACTGCATCAACTGTATCTGAAGCATCTGATACAACAGGTACATCTGATGCTTCATCCGTAGTAAAAGAATCTTTTTTATTATTTTTATTATTTTTTAATAGTTTGTCGGTATATTTCTTTACATCTGTATTATCTATATATTTATCAACTATACTTCCAATTTTAGTTTTTAATTTATCGAAGAATGACATTCTATGACCACAGTGGATTTTATTATTAGTATCTTAAACATATACTAGAGCGCATACTTTAATCCACCCATACCAGATGCAATTGTAACCCAGTTTAGACTTTCTACATACACATTTACAGCATATTGATAGAAACTATTTGTTGGCAATGGATATACATTTAAATCCAATTGAAATGATTTTATACGACTGCTATTAATACTTCCATTTGGTTGTGTATTCGGGGAAGTTAATGAAAATGGATAAACAATCAAATTAGAATCAGGTGTTCCTATAACATATTTCCAAGGAACAACCTGTGTATAGTATTCAATTGGTTTTTCTTCCTGTAATACATTTCCATCACCTAATATAGATAATGTGCGCAAAATAGATTGTTGTCCATTTAATACAAAACGACCCGTGGAGGATGTTAGATTCACAGTAGATGGCCAACCATTTGCTTGGAGAAAAGGTGGTTTATTTGGATTTATCCAATTTGTATAATTATTATTTTGATTTCTATACAGCAAAGAATCAGAACGACGTGGTACAATAAGAATACGCTCAATTGGATTATGTGTATTTAGTTCTACAAATTGTCGTGATACAATAGAATCAAAACTATATAATGTAACTTGTCTTACTAAATACTGAAGTGATTCAGATGAAAATTGTAATCGCTCTTCATCCGTAACATATACATAAGTAAGTTCAATTCGCGGATTAAGCGGCCATGTATTTAATAATGGTATGGGTGTTCCAATATCTGTTAAAAAGTTATTAATGGTAACATCAGATATATCAGAAGCTGATGTATAAAAAATATTTTCTGGTTGTAATTCAATTGGAGATGCATTATATGTATATCCAGGTGCAACCTGGTATCCATTATTATCAAGTACTCTATACAATTCATTAATAGGCCGCAATGTAATTTGAATCTCACATTCGTGAAATTGTAATGCAACTAAAGGAAGAGCACCAAATGTTGTTTCTGAAAACCAAAATGGAATTGGAACTTGTAATTGACGACCACGTATTGATGGACGATTTACATTTGCAGGAGTAGTTGTTGAATTTCCCTGACCATTATTATTATAAACTAATGGATATCCTGTTCGTGTTGAACCACCCGCATATGTTCCATTTGCAGGATCATATAATTCAGGTATATTTCCAACAATTGTCTGCCATTTTTGATATGCATCCTTATTAAGATCACATTGAGCCTTAACAGTTATATAATCCCCGTTAAACTCCTGGATTTTTTGACCACCAATATAAAATCCAATATTTTGTATAATATGACAACCAATATAATTTGCCCATGAAAAATTAGTCTGAGATGCTCTTCCTGTTTTTGTAGGAAATGATTCAATATACTTACAATATATATCAGGTAAATCAAATACAAAATAAATATCACGTACTAAATCTGCAACACGCTGCAATTTAAAACGAACTTGAATTGGCTGATTATATGATAAATCTTGCGGACCATCCATTGCAAATGTCACAGATTCTTCCGCAAAATGAGCATACTTCTTGTATGTTTTATAGAAATAGGTAAAATCAGGATTACCACTTAATAATACATTTTGTGCTCCGTAGGCCACCAATGAAAATAGACCACCACCTGGCATCACTAGTTTTGTTGTAGTAAATATGTGATATCTTTATATCTACATATTTACTATTTAAACAATTTATATCTATTAAAATCCATTTGTCCACCATGTATCTGCCAAATATGGCGGTACATCTGCATTAAGAGATGAATCCATTTTATTAGAAGGTCCCTCATTCATAAGTTGCTGAATTTCCGCATAACACAGTGCATAACTAAAATAAGATAACCTACTAAGCATTCCTTTCATCGGTCCAAAAACAGTGAGATCCGAAGAAAGAGATTGGATTGCTACTTTTTTAAAAGTAAGCTTACGCTGGCTAAAACAAATAATATCTTCATAGTTTTGATAAGGTGCAAATCCATCAAACGATAATTTTCTCTTTAAATTGCCGTTAATATATACTTCCAATGAATTGTCTTTGCATACAATTGTAACATGTACCCATTTACTAATAGGAATATTATCCACTTCTATATAATTATTCCAAGTTTTATATGTATTCATGTAGATTCGCAACGTATTTGTTTCAGATCGCATATATACACCGGGTGCTAATAGAGGAAATTGTGTAGTATAACCCTTATGAAAAATATGTAATAATCCTTCTTCTGTTCTAAATGTTGATGGATGCACATGTAAATAGAAAGTATAGCTAAATTCAATACCTGATTTTTCATTATCTGATAGACTAATTGGCATTGATCCCACTACATTTGGATTTTGTATGAGTGTTTTTGTCTTATCATCAATATTATATGTATAAGGCAATAAATTTGTACGATTCATTGATAAACGATTAATGTATTTATATACGATCTCAATAAACAATAAACTCAAATATACTACTAACACTAATGCTGCACCAAACATTGCTTGATTCATAGCACCGGACTTTTCACCAGAATTATTTTGAGCTCCAGTAAAGGCATTCATTCTATTTCATAAAATGTTATTATTAGGGATTTAATTCGTTGTAACTGAAACACTTACACCTGGAGCAAATACAGACATAAACCAATCTCCAATAGATGTAATTGGCTCAGGTCCTGCCATATAATTCTTATACACAGCTTCAGGATTTAATGCAGCATCATACATTGTTGTTGTTGAAATCTGACCACCAAACCCACCAAATTCCAATAATCTTGCATTATATCCATTATCTACCTTAAATGGACGTGGCAATACACATGAACGTGATAACTTTCCATCTAAATATACATCTACTGTCTTACCATTTGCTGCGATTGTAATATTAACCCATCTCTGAAAATTAACCTCTGGCAAGTCACACATAAATGATGTGTCTAGTAGTTCTGATTCATTTTCTTTATTATTAAATGTAGAATTTTGAGTAGCAACCGAAAGATCATCTGATTGATTTATTGTAATAGGATCAGGCGTAGTTGATACAATCTTTCCAGATGGCATACTTGAACCACCACTTGAACTATTTAAATTCGAATTATCAGGTACTGTACCAGGCTCACGTGTATGAAAACGTACCATCAATCGTGGCTTATAACCACCTAAATAAATGCGTATTGTATCAAATGCCTTTCCTCCAATTGATAAAATCGACTTATTATATCCTCTACGTTGGCCCCAGTCATTTACATAAATCCATGTAGAAACTGTAAATTCACCTCCTTCATACATGACAGGTAATTTATCAGCCTGAATAGGACTAATAGTAGATAGAGCAGATACTGTCTTTGTTATAAGAGGAAATGATTGACCACTTTTAGGACCAAATAAGTATTGGTATAAATAATACAATGCAATCAACCCTGCTGCAAAAATAAGCACTGGAATCAATCGTACTATTGGTGAAGAGTTGGTTGTGTTGCTTGTCATACTGTTTGTCAGACTGTTCATTATTCTTATAAATACAAGTATAATATCTATATGTATTTTTATATGGAATTAAGCATAAGGTGAATTCCATTTTACTAAATTATTTTTAGGAGGTTTTGTAACAGGATCACATGGTAATC